GCAGTGCCGGCCGCTGGCCGGCAATCTCCGGATGCCTGGAAGGGTGCAATTGCCGGCCAGCGGCCGGCACTACCGCTTCAGCGACGGCAGCGTCTGCTTCAACCGCGCGATGCCCTGCCATGGGTCACCCTTCAGCCGCTTCGCGCGCGCCAGTGCCTTGGCCATCGGAAACGCGTCGGCCGCACTGACGCGTGCAAGCTCTTCCCAGCGCAGCGGCACCGCCACGCCGGCAGCATCGCGCGCGCGCAGCGACCACGAACACACGCTGGTCGCACCGCGTGTGTTGCGCAGCCAGTCAATGAAGATCACGCCGCTGCGCTTGGCCTTGCTCATCGTCGCCACGTAGCGATCAGGCTGCTCCAGCGCCATTGCCTGCGCGAACGCCTCGCAGAACGCCTTCGTCTCGTCCCATCCGGCCTTGGGCTGGAGCGGCACCACCACGTGCACGCCTTTGCCACCGGACAACCGCACGAAGCTCTGCAGGCCCACCTGCTGCAGGCGGTCACGGACATCGCGCGCAGCGGCCTTCACCTGTGCCCAGTTCACCCCTTCGCCGGGATCGAGATCGAACACGAGGCGGTCTGGATGCTCGGGATCGGCCACGGTCGCGCCCCACGGATGCAGCTCCAGCGTGTTCATCTGCACCAGCTGCAGCAGGCCCCGCGCATCGTCGACGTAGACGTAGTCCTCGCGGCCGCTCTTCTGCTGCAGGGGTACCGCATGTACCGCGTCCCCCAGGCCGGGGCCATGGTGCTTCTGGAAGAAGCAGGCCTTGCCCACGCCCTCCGGGCAGCGCAGCAGTGACAGTGGACGTCCGGCGATTTCGGGCAGGATCCAGCGCGCCATGCGCTGGTAGTAGTCGGCCACGTCACCCTTGCGCAGTTTCTGCCTTGGAAACACCACCCGCTCCGGATGAGTGATCTCGACCTCGCCTCCGGTTTCGGCATCTGCGGTGCTCATTCCCAGGTCCTCCTTCTGCTTGTCGCTGCGCAGTCGCTTGAAACTGGCCTGGCGCAGCAGGCCTTCCTTGCCCCAGCCACGGAAGGCCACCTCGGCAACCGCCACCGGCTTCACCCAGCGTACGCTGGCAGCGCGGAACGGCACATGCGCCGGCAGCTGCAGCACGGGCGTCTTCACCGCCAATGGCTGCAGTGCCTTGAGCAGCGCGCGCAGGCTTTGGTCGTCGAAACCGGTGCCAACGCGGCCCACATAGCGCAAGCCGCCCTTGTCCGGCGTCGCCAGCAGCAGCGAGCCGAACCCCACCCGGGAACCCTTGGGTGCCGTGTAGCCGACGATCAGGAACTCGTCGGTGTCTTCGTGCTTCACCTTCACCCAGCTGCGCGCGCGGGTATTGACGTACGGGGCATCCACCTGCTTGCTGACGATGCCTTCGAATCCGGCCTTGCCACTGGCAACGAACACCTGCGGGCCATGGTCGATCACGTGCTCGCTGAAGGCCAGGGTGCCAGGCGCGGGCCCAATGAGCTCTTTCAGGAGTGCTTTGCGCTCCAGCAACGGCGCACGACTGATATCCGCTCCAGCCACGCCCGGAAGATCGAACACGATGTAGCGCAGCGGTTGCTTCGAACTGCCGTCGATCACCCGCTGCAACGCTGCGAAGTCACTGCGTCCTTCCTTGTCCAGCACCACCAGTTCGCCGTCCAGGCGTGCATCGCGCACCGGCAGCGCCTGCACGGCCTGCACCACTTCGGGAAAATCACCGGTCCAATCCAGACCATTGCGGGAGCGCAGCTTGACCTCGCCATTGTGCAGATCAGCCAGCAGGCGATAGCCATCCCACTTGATCTCGTGAAGCCAGCGGTCGCCGTCCTGCGCACTGTCGCGATGATCGGTCAACTGCGGTTTGAATGCATGCGGGTAGGGTGCGTCACGTGCGCCGTGCAGTTGCAGCGCGCGTGCATGCCAGCGCACATCGGCCTTGCGTGTGGTCGTGCGTGCGACGGGTGCAGCTCGCGCCGTCTTGTCCGCGGAACGCTTCTTCGCCGCAGGTGTTCGTTTCGGCATCGGTGCCGTCAGCAGGTCATCCGCCTCCGCGTCGCGCGCTTCCCCGTCACCGCGCTTGATCAACAGCCACTGCACCTGGCGTCCCTTCATCGCGGTCCGCACCAGCTTCCAGCCACCGGCCAGGCGTTGTCCATGCAGCACGAAGTCGATCTTGCCCGCCGCCAGTGCCTGCAGTGGATCGCCTTCACAGGCCCAGGTGCCGTGATCGAAGACTTCCACGTGGCCCGCACCATAGTGACCTTCAGGAATGTCTCCCTCGAAACCGGCGTAGGACAACGGATGGTCTTCCACTTCCACGGCCAGCCGCTTTTCACCGACGCGCAGGGAAGGCCCCTTGGGCACCGCCCAGCTCTTCAGTACGCCGTCCATTTCCAGGCGGAAGTCATAGTGACGCGAGCTGGCATGGTGCAGCTGGATGACAAAGGTCGGCCGCCGCTTCGGGTCGCCCGGTGCGGGCGTGTCGTCGGGCTCCGTTGTCTGCCCGGCGCCACCGCCAAGCCGGCGTTTGCGCCGATACTGGTGCAACGACATGGCTCACCCCGCCTTGCGTCGGGGTGCGGTCTTCTTTGCAGCCTTCTTCGTTGTCTTCTTTGCGGCCTTCTTCACTGGCGACTTGGCGGCTGCTTTGCGCGTTGCGGCCTTCTTCGCTGGCGTTCGCTTGTTCGCATCCAGGCTCTTCTGCAGCAGCGCCATGAAGTCGACCACATTGGTACTGGCGTCCTCGCGCGGTGCCGGCTCATCGTCCACCCGCGTGGTGCCGCCCTTGGACTTGATGCGCTTGTTCAACACCTGCTGCAGGCGCTCGCGGAATTCATCGTGGTACTGCGACGGATCCCAATCGCCGGCCATCGACTCGATCAACTGCTCGGCCATCGCCGTTTCCTTGCTGGTGATGCGATAGTCGGACAGCTTGCCGGTGGGCAGCTTGTAGTCCTCGGGATCCACCAGTTCCTGCGGATAGCGCAGGATCATCAGCACCAGCGCGTCCTCATGCGGCATCACCGCACACAAGTACTCGCGCGTACGCACCACCACCCGCGCGATGCCCACCTTGCCGGTGCTGCGCAACGTTTCGCGCAGCAGCACGTAGCCCTTCTCGGCCTTCTTGCCGGGCACCAGCAGATACGGTTTCTCGTAATAGCGCGGGTCGATCTGCGCCGCATCCACGAATGATTCCACCTCCACCGCTTCGTGGCTTTCCGGCGCAGCCGAGCGGATATCACCTTCCTCCAGCACGACATAACTGCCCTTGTCGTACTCATAGGCTTTGACGATGTCCTTCCAGGGCACTTCCTCGCCAGTGTCGGCGTTGACCCGTTCGAAACGGATCGGCTTGCGGTCGCGGGAATCGAGCATGCGGAACTGCAGGTCGACCTTGCGTTCGCCGGACATCAGCGACACCGGCACGTTGAGCAGGCCAAACGACAGCGTGCCGGTCCAGATCGGGCGGGCCATGGGCGTACCTTTGGCGGGGCAGGGCATCCAGCTTCGGATGGGCGGTGTAAACCACCCGTGTCGATACCGTGCACGTGGGTTCTACGCAGATGCGGTAGTGCGGGCCGCTGGCCGGCAGAGCTCGCGGCCTGAAGTTTCCTGGGGTTGCCGGCCAGCGGCCGGCACTACTGCAGCAACGGCCTCACCGCCGCCGCCGGAATATGGTCCAGCGCGCGCCAGGCGTCCTCCACCACCGGCCGCGCCTGCGACCAGCCCAACCGTGACTGCCCGCGCATCTGTTCCCAGTGCTCGGCCAGTTCCTCGCAGGTATCGGCGGCATCACCGCGTGGCCAATCCGCGGCATGCGTGGTCAACGCGAAGGCATACACCGGACACAGGTCGCGCCAGTTCCGGTGGCTCTGCCCGCGGCGCTCCTCGTAGTCGCTGAGCATGTACTGCAGGTAGTCCTGCGCCACCGCCTGGGGGTCTTCATGGCGACGCGTACGGCGCTGCGCGCTGCGCTGGCCCAGGCGGTTCACCGACTTGGACATGCCGACGATGTTGCTCTCGATGGTGACCGCGCTCTGGAAGCGGGATTCGGTCTGCTGCGCGACGTGCTTGAAGTTGTCGGCGAACTGCTGCACGAACGCTTCGGTGATGTACTGGCTCATAGGAACTCCGAAGGGGTGGATGGGTGTTCGTGCCTGCCCGGTTATCCCTGTCGGGGCCGTGCGGTTCGCGTGGCAACGTGCGCGGGCGATGCTGGTTGTCCGAGAGCCACCTCGGGCCAGATGCCGAGCAGTTTTGTTCCAGTGCCCAGTCGGGTTCCCGACTATTTCCCCCAACGAAAAAGCCCCGCACTTGGCGGGGCTTCGTTCCTACGTCTGGCCGCTGTCACCACCAGCGGATGGCATCCACCAGCATCGCCACGGCGAACAGCAGCGCGGCCCAGGAGGCGACAGTCCATGCGCGGGCGCGAACCATGGCCGCCCGCTCTGCA